TGACAGTATTGAACGAAACGATAAGAATCTTGCTAAAATAAAGAAGAGCAGTTGCCTTTGGGGGGTGCTCTCCCCCACCTTTTTAGGATATATATGGCTTACGAAAATCAAAAAGATGTTGCCGACTTCATAAGCACATTACTCCATTCGGGAACTGTTACGCACTTCATGCACTTGTCCACTACCGATCTAGGTGTGCATAAAGCCTTGGGCAAATACTATCCCCAGATCATTGAGTTAACCGATAGATTTGCAGAAGCCTACTCAGGGTGTTACGAGCGCATTAAAGATTTCCCAGAGAATTTCCATAATGCTAAAGACCCAATGAAATACATGGTTAGCATACAAAACTATGTAATTAAGAACAGAAAAGCAATGCCTGATGAGAGCCAATTGCAAAACATTGTTGACGAAATAGCGGAATTGATTGACAGGACGATCTATCGCTTAGGGTTGCAATGATCAGAATCTTTGCAGGCTACGACCCTCGGGAGGCTATTGGGTATCATGTTTTTACCCAATCCTTGATCGAGCGCACCTCAGAGGCGGTGGCGATTACTCCCTTTTTTGGCAAGCAAAGAGACGGCTCAAACACCTTTATTTATCAGAGATTCCTAGTGCCTTACTTCACAGGATTCAAGGGTAGGGCGATATTTATGGACGCAAGCGATATGCTGATGCTTGCCGATATAGCCGAACTGGACAAGTTATTTGACCCCACCAAGGCGGTACAAGTAGTTAAGCACAATTACTTTACCAAACACAAAAGGAAATACATCGGCACAGCGATGGAGACCAAGAACGAGAACTATCCGAGAAAGAACTGGTCGAGCCTGATACTGTGGAACTGTGAGCATCCTGATAACAAGGTGTTAGACCCTGACTTTGTGGATGACCATACAGGCTCAGAACTGCACAGATTTGAGTGGCTCAAAGATGATCAGATCGGTGAGTTACCAGAGGAATGGAATGTATTGGTGGGTGAGGACGATCAAGAAGCAAAGATTGCGCATTACACTTTAGGCATCCCAGAGTTTGAGCATTACAAGAATTGCGCGTATTCTCAGGAATGGCACAAAACCAAGTCAAGAATGCTTAACGGACTGATCAACATGAAGGAAAACGCTTATGCCTAGCACTTCTGCCAAACAAAAACGATTCATGCAAGCCGCAGCTCACAATCCTGAGTTTGCAAAGAAAGCCGACATTCCTGTTAAGGTGGCCAAAGAGTTTGTCAAGGCAGACAAGAAACAAGAGATGGCGAAAGCCTTAGCAAAACATGGCTGATTACTCATTACTCGCAGAAGCCTTGTCTAGACAGGGTTTAGCACCTTATGGAACGCGGTTTGCCGAGGACTTGGGTGCGCCTACCGCAAAGGGTAAGGGCTATTTTGGGGAAATCCCAGATGCCCAAGGCAGACCCATGACCGAACTATCAAGTGCCTATGAAGACAATGGCAAGTTAGTTCCGCATCCTTTAGTAGTGCCAACCCTGACAAAAGAAGAAATTGATCTTTTGAAGATGGGCATACCTAATGAGCAGATATACCAAAAAGCCGAGGATTGGGCTAAGAGCCGATTAGGACAAGGGCAAAGCCCATTTGCAACACCGCAAGATGTGCGGTTTCCAGTACCACAGTAACACTAAATAGTTATGTCTGAAACTAAAGTAGTTAAAAGTAGGAAGAAAGCAGGAGGGCGCACCATAGGAACGCCCAACAAGACCACACAACAGGCAAGGGAGGCGATTGCTTTGTTTGTTGATGGTAATGCACACAGATTAGCAGAGTGGCTAGATAAGGTCGCAGATGGCATTCCTGACCAAGATATAAAACCCAACCCTGCAAAGGCATTTGAGTTATTCCAAAGCGTAGTGGAATACCATGTGCCTAAACTTGCTAGGACAGAGATAACAGGGGCAGATGAAGGCCCAATCGAAATGGTGGTCAAGTGGGAAGGCGCGAAGTAATCATTCCCTACTCTCCAAGAGAGGCGTTCATGCCCTTTCACCAGAGGACGGAGAGATGGTCTTGTCTGGTGGCACACCGAAGGGCGGGTAAAACAGTCGCAGCTATCAATGACCTAATACGCAGAGCATTGACAGAGGGCGGGGTGAGAGCGCAGTATGCCTACATAGCCCCGTTCAGAAGTCAAGCCAAGTCTGTGGCGTGGGATTACCTAAAGTTCTATGCCCAACCCGTAAGTAAAAGCACCAATGAGAGCGATCTAACAGTCGAACTGGTCAACGGGGCAAAAATACGCTTATTTGGCTCAGACAACGCAGATGCCATGCGTGGACTAGGATTTAACGGGGTATACCTAGACGAGTATGGAGACTTCAAGCCTAGCGTATGGGGTAATGTGATACGCCCGACCTTGAGTGACAGACTCGGGTGGGCTGTGTTTGGGGGTACACCAAAGGGAAAGAATCAGTTTCACGACATATATCGAGTTAGCCAGGCTACCCCCGATTGGTTCTTGTTACGCTTGCCTGCAACGCTTTCCAAGATACTGCCTGCCTCAGAACTGAAGGCAGCCAAAGACCAATTGAGCCAAGACCAGTATGACCAAGAGTATGAGTGCTCATTCGAGGCAGCTATCCTTGGGGCGTTCTACGGGGTGGAGATGCGCCAAGTCGATACCGAGGGCAGAGTCAGAGACCTCAAATTTGACCCAGATGCCCCAGTATTCACAGCGTGGGACTTAGGCTATCGAGATGACACAGCGATCTGGTGGTATCAGGTAGTCAGGGGTGAGATTCATGTGATGGACTACTACGCGGTTTCAGGCGCATCCATCGAGGAAATAGCGAATGTTGTGAACAGCAAGGGCTATCGGTACACCAAGCACTTCCTACCCCATGACGCTAGAGCCAAGACCCTTGCATCTGGGGGCAAGTCAATCCTTGAACAACTAGCCAACCACCTTGGTGGGATGGGCAAACTAGCCATAGTGCCTGAGATCGGGGTGCAAGACGGGATACAGGCGGTGAGGATGATTCTCCCGAAGTGCTACTTTGACCCGATCTGTGATGAGGGGCTAGAGGCACTCAGACAGTACCAAAGAGAATATGATGAGGACAAGAAAACTTTTCGTCAAACTCCAAGGCATGATTGGTGTTCACACCCCGCAGATGCGTTTAGAATGCTTGCAGTCGCGTATCGACAAGACAAGTCAAACGAACCCCAACCCAAAGGGAAGACTTTACAGACGATTACGCTAGACGAATTGTGGGATTTTGAAACTACACATAAAGAGGAACGGATATGAGCCAACCAGTAGCAGAAGTAGGTGGATATAAGAACATCACAGCAACGGGGGCGGTCTCGACAGGGGCTTGTCAACTCATCGGTTTCTATGTGAATAACACATCAAGCGGAACGCTAGTCCTACGAGATGGTGGCGCAAGCGGAACTGTAATGAGTGGCACGATTACTCCAGCAATCGGCTTTCACAGATTCCCTGCGAATGTGGGTGTCAATCTTTACGCAACCATTGGTGGCACTTTGGATGTGACATTCTTCTACGCAGGCTAATATGTACGAGAACGCCTACGATGATGGGGCTTATGAGGAAGATCAAGGCCCGTTCTGGCACGACCAACTAGACAAAGCCACCAAGGTCTTTGACAAGTGGGAAAAGCGCGGTAAGAAGGTAGTAAGACGCTACCGAGACGAGCGCGATGCCATTGAGATGCCAAGGATGAAGTTCAACATCCTGTGGTCAAACATCTCTGTGCTGTTTCCCGCGCTCTACGGACGCATGGCAAAACCAGAAGTCTCCCGTAGATATAGCGATCAAGACCCCGTAGGTCGATTAGCCTCTACGATGTTAGAGCGCGTAATCGAGTATGAGGTAACCCAGTTTGGTGACTTTGACTCTGCAATGCAAGGCGTGGTGCAAGACCGCCTATTGCCTGGTCGCGGTACTGCGTGGGTGCGCTATGAGCCAATCATTGTTGGACAAGAGCCACCAGAAGCTGCGACAGGTATCGAGCCAGACGAAGGCATTGAGATCACCAACACAGAGGAAGTCGAGCGCGTAGATTCAGCGCATAGCCCTGTGGATTATGTCTATTGGACAGATTTCTTACATTCACCCGCCCGAACATGGGACGAGGTGTGGTGGGTAAGCCGTTGGGTTTACATGACACCCGAAGAGGGCATCGAGCGTTTTGGTGATGTGTTCAAGAATGTGCCATTACACGACCAGAATGACGATATAGACGCTAAAAACCCCATGACCGCAAAAGCGACCTATGGGAAAAAGGCTAAAGTCGCTGAAATATGGAACAAACGCACTAAAAAAGTGTGTTGGGTTGCCAAGGGATACCCCCAAGCACTAGATGAGCGTGATGACCCTCTCGAATTAGAGGGGTTTTTCCCTTGTCCAAAGCCGTTATTGGCCACAACAACCAACGGGTCGATGATTCCAGTACCAGACTACTGCGAATATGAAGACCAAGCCCAAGAACTAGACAACCTGACACAGCGCATTTACTTGCTTGTGAAGGCTTGTAAGGCGGTCGGTGTGTTTAACGCTGAGTTTAAGGAACTTGGGCGGTTATTCACAGAGGGCGTGGACAACAAACTGTTCCCCGTGACTGCGTGGGCAGCCATGAGCGAGAAGGGTGGGCTAAAAGGCGCGATTGATATGCTCGACACGAGCGCAATCATCAAGACCTTACAGCAACTTTATCAATCCCGAGAGGTTGTTAAGCAGTCTATCTACGAAATCTGTGGAATATCGGACATTTTGCGTGGTGCTACCAACGCATCCGAGACTCTAGGTGCTCAACAACTCAAAGCCAACTTTGGTAGCCTGAGATTAAGGGCTACACAAGGCGATGTGGCGAGGTTTGCTACTGATCTGTTCCGCATCAAGGCGCAGATTGTCTGTAAGTTCTATCCACCAGAGTTGATTGTTGAGATGTCTGGGGTGATGAACACTCCAGAGGGTCAGAATCCGCAATTGTTGCAAGCTGCGGTGCAAATGCTCTCAAACAGCACGATTCGAGACTTCCACATCCAAGTCGAGGCAGATACCCTAGCCCAGATTGACGAGCAAGCCGAGAAACAGAATGCGGTGGAGGCGATTGAGGCTATTACAGGGTTCTTGCAAAACGGGCTACCTATGGTGCAACAAGCCCCAGAGATGTTGCCTTTGTTTGGTGAGATGCTTTTATTTACAGTACGCAGATTTAGGGCTGGTCGCAGTCTTGAATCGTCTATTGAGCAAGCCATGCAAGCCTTACAACAAAAAGCACAGATGGCACAACAGCAACCGCCTCAACAAGACCCTGAGATGCTCAAGTTACAGGCTGAACAGCAAGCCGAGCAGATGCGTATGCAAGCCCAAGCCCAGACCGAGCAGATGAAGATGCAGGCAACGGCTCAACTTGAACAAGTCAAGGCAGACTTTGAGATGCAGATGTTGCAAGCGCAAGCGCAAGTGGATATGCAGAGAGAGCAGATGAAAGAGCAATTTGCCCAACAACTTGCCAACAACGAGTTACAAGTCAAAGCCCGTGAAATGCAAGGCAAAGAGGAATACGAGCGTTGGAAAGCCGAACTGGACGCTGCGACCAAGATCATGGTGGCGAGAATCGGAAGCAACCCTGGCGTTGATTTACCCGTTATCGAAGCTGCGTCTGCTCAGATCACCAACGAACTGGGTGGGACGATCATTCAAGCGATGGACAAGATGGCTCAAATGCACGACCAGATGGCTAACCTACACGGACAGACCATGCAAAACATTGGCGAAGCGATGCAGAAACTCAATGCGCCTAAAAAGGTTGTGAGGGGTGCTGATGGCTTAGTTATTGGGGTTGAAACAGTATGAGTCTAATTCTTGCTGATCGGGTCAGGGAGACCACCCAAACAACGGGAACAGGCACGATAACTCTAGATGGCGCGGTACAAGGATTTCAGTCATTTGCGGTTATTGGCAACAACAACACGACCTACTACACGATTAATCGAGGGTCAGAGTGGGAAGTTGGGATTGGGACTTACTACGGGGGAACGCTATCAAGGGACACAATTTATGCGTCTTCCAATAGTGGGTCTAAGGTCAATTTCAGCGCAGGCTCTAAGGATGTGTTTGTCACATACCCTGCAAGCAAATCGGTCAATGAAGATGCTAACAATCGGGTATTGATTCCTTACACAACTGGCACAACCAATGTTGGCTCTTTGAATGTAGGCGATGCCACAGCACACACAGACTCAGGCGTGATAGCAGGGTTTACGGCAAGTGAGCCGTTATATCTTTATACAAGCCTGCAAAACACAAGTTCAGCAAACACCAGTTATGCAAGTTATGCGGTCAACGATGGTTTGCATACTGCTTACGCAGAATTGGGAATAAACAACTCTAATTACAGTTACTCGGCTGCGGGATTTCCTAATAACGGGTTTTCTACGCCATTGGCAAGTTTTGTTGAATCCTATGGTGGCCCTCTAGTCATAGGGTCTTGGGATAACCAAAAGATAAGCATGATCATCAATGGTGCTGTTAGCACTACGGAT